GAACCTATAGAACAAATCATTCTGGTTTCTTCAGTAGAATAAACCGGCTCTGCGATCATATTCGTGCTTGCATCGCTGTTGATCACTGCGGTAGTGCCAAATGTTATATCGCTGCCATCATAGGTTCCGTATGCGCCCTGCGCGTTTCCTGATGTTGCATCTTTGAAGAGCGCAAAATATTGATTCGCATCGGGATCGTAAGCAAGTCTGCATCTCGCGCCAGCATTAGCATTCAATCCTGTTGTTTTGTCTTGCTCTGTTCCCAGAGTTGCCGCGAGTGTTCCAGAATCTATAGAAACGCTGCGCAATGCAATTGCTGTGCTGGCATTCCTATAAAACAAAATAAAATTGCTGTTAGTTGAATCGTAAAAGAGACTAGGGCCGGGATCGTAAAAATCGACACCGCTCAAAGCGGTTTCAGTTCCAAGCGTAAAGACACCGGCAGTGCTTACTCTCATGCCTCGGACATATGCCTGCGAGCCTCTGGTGTATGCCAAACAATAAAGAGTATTCGCAGCATCATAGGCAATTTTGAAATAACCGGCGGTCGGTGTACTGGTTTCCAGAACTCCATTAGATATTACGCCGCGTGCTGTTTTATACCCACTTATCTTTTCAACAGTTCCATCAGTTCTCAATGCAACAGGATCGCCAGCTGATATTGCGCCTGTGGCGGTCATTGATGTTGATCCAGCAGAAACTGTTCCCCAGCTGGTGCTTGATCCGTCTGTGGTCAGAAATTTGCCACCTTGACCTGTTTGGGCAGGGATAATAGGAAGGTCTTGCCAATCAGCAGAAACGCCCGGCTCGGACGCAGTAACATCGGCAAGATTGTTTAGCAGAATCCAAATATAGCCATTGTGCGTCACTGATGCAGGAATATTGAGCGCACCAGTGAGACTTGACCATGCGCCTTTAAAATTAGCAGAAGCAACTGCGCTGTCTGCTGCGCTCTCTGCTCGATCCGCGTCAGCGTTTACCCCAGCGATATCGGTGTTCATAGCACCGATGCTAGTATTTAACTCACCCTGAAATGTTACGATCGCAGCTAGGAATGCATCTGCTCGAGTAACAAATGTGGCCGGTGGATCAGTTCTAGCTGGTGCTGTAGGTAATGGACTAACCGTTGGAATTGTCATGTCAAACCCTCAATCTGTATGCTGCAAAGGCTAACCACAGGACCGCTTAAGATAACATCAAATTCTCTGTAGTAACCGTAAATAATTGTTCCGTCTGTATTCTCTTCAGGTACCCAGACACTAGGTGTAGTTCTAAGGTCAGTGAGTACCGATTTAACCTGTGCGAATCTACTGGTTTCGATTATAACATCGATGTCGGCTTCATCTGCATAGGCGCCTGCTGTGATCGTTGTTCGGCCCTGCGCGTCAACATTCTTTGTCGAATAATCAATGATGCCAAAACTAGCACCGTATTGTGAATCCCCTATTGTCGCAGCGGTTCCAATTACTAATGCGCCAACCTTTGCTGTTCCAGCATCATTAAATGTTACTGTTATAGTCGCTGACGAATACGGCGGCAGACCAATAACTGCGAGTTCATTCTTTCTAACAATCGCCTCGAAAAAGTAGTCATACCAGTTAGTGATACCGCTATAGCTTGTCATCGGGTAATTTTGACTGAATACCGTACCCTCTACAGGGTCAACCATCACAACATCGATATCAGCGCAATCTACATTCACCGCGGCCAGTGCTGTAGTTACTGCGGCGGGAGTTAATTCAACTTCGAGACCGCCAGCTTGCTCAGTCTGCTCCTGAACAATATCGTTAAACATTTTCCAGCGATTTGTGCTGGATACTCGGGTCCAGTAAGTACCGTCATCGATCGTAGGGTCATTGCCAGTATTCGAGCCTTGCTGTGATTCGTAAATTTCATGCGTAGCACTAGCAGCACCGCCACCAGTACCAGTAACCATAACTAATGCGCCATCAGCGTAGGTTGTAGCACTTGACCATTCGGCTTCATCTGTCTCTGGTACGTCAGTAGCAGTTAAGATCGCCTCAGTAATAGTTGTTGACTTAATTACCTTCATGTTTAAGTCCTAGTAGGCGGCAGGCCATTCTTGTCCCACCTATCTTCAATTCGTGCTGTTCGGGTTGTAGCTTTAGCGACTTGAATCATAAGTTGGTTAAAGTCACTGCGCATAACTTTCATTTCTTCGGCAAGCTGATCGGTCATATCGGCTCGACCAGCGGTCATTACTCGCTCTCCACGATGCAATTTTGCAATCATGTTATCAACAGGAACATCATTTAAACCCATGCGCTGTGATGTTATGCCTGCAACAAAATCTGCAACTTGATTGCTTTGTAAAACACCCTGTAATACATCGTTTGGCACATTGTTTTTACCAGCAACAGCAATGAGCCAATCGTTAGTGTATTCCTGTAGCTGCGTATTTAATGCGGTGCCCATTCTGCCTTTCTCTCTAGCAAGACCCCAGAATACGCCTGCGTTTGGACCGCCTTCGCCTTCGGTGTTATAGCCACCAAAGTCATTGCTGTTTAATGCAACTTGCAAACCTTGTGATTTAGCAAAAGCAGTCAGCTCGGAGTCTACCGCTCTAAAAGCATCAATATAGGTAATCGCCTCGTTTCTATTCATTATCTCGCTAAATCCAACTGGCGCGAATCCTGATGCAAAAGGAGCAATATTGAATGTTGACCCTGCAGGCGCTCCCGGCACTAAATAATTTAAAAAGCCGCCTTTAGATGTCGGCGTACCGCCACTGTCTAAAACTTTTGCTAAAGCTGCTGCGGCAAGAATGGCAATACCAATTGGACTTGTTGCAAATGCTAATGCGCCTTTTGCTGCACCGGCTATTGCCCCGCCTATTGCGGAAAAAGCACCACCAACACTCATTCCGGCCGCTGTTGCTGCTGTTGGTGGACCTACCAATGTTGCGCTTGCACCTACTGCACTGCCAGTTACGCCACCAATAAAATTTCCAATGCCAGCTGCTGCCGATCCAATTGCAGCACCTACACCTGCACCAATACCTGCACCACCGGCCGCACCTCCTGCGGCGCCACCTACAGAGCCACCTGCTGCGCCACTTAAACCGCTAGTAAATGTGGATACTATACCGCCAAGCCCATTACCAATGGTTTGAATGATTCCCCCAAACCCATTAGATAAACTACTTAAAAATCCGCTAATACCACCATTACCAAAAATTGCGTTAGTGATATTTTGTGCAGCAATCTCGGATACCATTTTGGCAAAGCCATTTTTAATGGTAGTAAAGAAGCTACCAAAATCTGTTTTGCCTTTTGTGATTGTGTCGCTTATCAGTGTCGCCCATGCAGATTGGGTATTTTCAACTGCTGTTTTAAATGTTTGTTGGGCAAGCGTTAAACCATTTGGACCAACAATAGTATTTGTTGCATTAGTCGTGGACGTTGCTAGATTGTCCATACCGGTAGTGGTTCGAGTAAGCGCACCATTTGTTCCAGTTATATCTGTACCGATCTGGTCAATATCACGCATTCCGGTATCGATGTTATCTAGCTCAGTATCTAGATTACCGCTCTCAGTTACCAGATTAGTTGTTGCGGTTTTGTATTCGCCAAAGGTAGTTTTAAGAACACCAACTGTATCGCCTAGTGCTTGAAACACACCATCTGTGATTTCTGACTGCTCGCTGATAGCAATAGTTGCAGCCCTTTGCTCGTCATAACGACCAGTAATTGACTCAATACTCTCGCGGCGTTGTCGGTCAATCTCTTGTAATCTGCGCTCAGTAGTCTCAGAACTTTCAAATAACGCTTGCGCTCGAGCAACGATCGTATCGTAAAAAGCAATGATTCTTGTACGGGTTAATTCAACAAACTCCCGAGCACTTAAAAAGCCATTACGGAAATAGTTTATAAATCGTCGTATCGCAATCTCCGCGTTTCTGACAAATGTGCCAGCGAAATTCATCCAAGCCCTGTGAAACAGTTTAAGCATATTTCCCCATGCTTCGACTGCTGGTTTGAACAAGTCAACAAAATAACTAAAAACATTACCAATGATATTGGCTATATCTTTTGCCCAAGGCGCCCATATAGCTATAAGGCCACTCAATGCAGTCGATGTTGCCTTGCCAAGTGCTTTGAAGTAGTTGACGTAATCATCGAAATTAGCATTTAACGCATCAACGAATGGCTCGCTTGCAGTCAGAATAAAATTACCGAGCTCAACGCCTGTAGCTGCAAATTTGCCCTGTAGAACTGATAGCTTTTGCGACATTGTGTCAGAGACTTTTGCAAACGCGGTGTCAGTCTGACCGGCAGAATTAGCCATATCCTGCATGATCTGATCAAAAGTACCTGCAGCACCTCCCGTCAATGCAAAAACAGTATTCAATGCCTCGGTACTGCCAAACAATTTCAGCATTGCTTCTTCGTTACCGCCAGTAGCAGTAACAAGCTCATCAAGAAATCCTGCAAGACCTTTTGACTGCAAACCTGTCAAACTGAAATCTACGCCAAGCTGCTCTGCTGCATCGCTCGCTTCTTTGCTTGGTTTTAGGATATTGCTTAATGTGGCTTTTAAGCCCGTCACAGCCTCTGTGGTAGCGATACCTTGAGTAGTAAGGGCAGATATCGACCCAAGCGTTTCCTCGAACGACAGGCCCGCTGTGGCCGCTGTAGCAGCAACCTTACCTATTGATCCAGATAACTCACCAACAGTAGTTTTACCGGCGCGCATAGCAACAAAAAATGCATCACTAACTGTCGATGCTTTTGCTGTCTCTATACCGTATGCGTTAGTAATAGAGGTCAAACCATCAACAGCAGTGGTAACGTCTGTTACGCCACCGATTGCAAGTTTATTTGCAGCAGTGAGCAGTGCGGTTGCTTCCTCTGCGTTTCCTGCGCCTGCTGATATTGCTTGATAGAATGCTTGCGCTTGCGCGGTAGGTGACCCGCCAAATGTTGCTGCGAGTGCTTTTGCTTCTTCGTTTAATTTAACAAGTTCATTACTGTCAGCCAGTAGGGTATTAACCTCTGCCATAGCAGTGTTGAATGCCATTGCTTGATTAGCCAAACCAACCAAGGCTTTACCGCTAAAAAACGCAGTAACAAGCGGAGCAAGTCTGCTCAATGCAGCACCGGCAAGACCTGCCGACTTATCAAATTCACCTAGATTTTTGCTTGCAGTTTTTACCGATCGGCTGTCTGCTTGTATTTCAAGGCGGGCTATATCAACCATTACTTGTTAAACCTCTGGTCGTTACGCAGCATAGACTGAATTGCTGCTTGGTCAACGCTTGGCATATCAACGTCACGATAAGGACTGCTAACATTCGTGTCGTTATACTCTTGGAATTTATTGCTAAATAAAGTTGATAGCTTCTTTATCGTATGCAATTCCCAATAGTCTAAGTAGATTCCTGTTAAATCACGCCATGCTTTTAGATCAGGCCACGTTATATCCATCGGGCCAATTTGCATAAGTAGGTCTATTAAATAGTCAAAAGGCGCAATGTCCGGAAAGACAGGGTCAGTAACTGACTCTAATCTCGCCTTCTTTGCGCCTTTCGATGAAGATACTAGCCAAGCCCAGTACCTTACATAATCTTCTAAAAGCTGGCTTATTACTTTTCCTTGTAATTAGCCCTGTCTGATGCTTTTGCCAAAACTTGCTCTGCAATCCAGCTCCGCTTTTGATACAGCATTAAAGCGTTACTGGTATTGCAGGGCAATTTACTGTCGTTAAAGTCTATATTCGACCAACTTATTGTGCATTCGGCAGCAATCTCGATTAAGTCCTTTTCAAGTTGTGATGGCGGTACATCTTTGCCGCGATATTTATTAGCGTTTCGAGCTTGGATTTTTTTGGCAGTTTGCTGCCACTTCCTAGCATCTTTACCTAATATTTTTATCGAAACAACTTTGCCATCATCATCCTCGAGAAGTTCATCGTTCATCGGATTGATTATGTCAACATCAACGCCCCTTTCGGCAGCTTCTATAAGATCGAATTGCGCTAAATCCATACGTTACACCTTAAGCGGTAGTAACTGTGGCTCTGGTACGCTCGACCTGAATGGTTCTCTGAACCAACGAATCTGCGCCCCCAGCGACAGTGTTAATAGAAATGATTTTGCCAGTGAAGTAATCATTCGTATCGTCTTGATACGTTACTTCGAAAGCATAATCGTTATCGCTGGTCAGAGCAGCTTGGACAATAACCTGACCCGCATCATCGTCATCACGATTTACTGTGATTGAATCCGCGTCATTGTTAAAAGTGCCTTTAAACTTATCAGTACCACGCTGTGCAATAGGATTGCTTGTAGTGATAGTGTAAGTCTGACCGCCGGGAGTCCAATCAGTAACTTGACCAACAAGGGTAAAAGTCAAAGAAGGGTAGCCGGTGGCTCCATCGTCATCGAAAGTAGAAGGCAGAGTGGCAGAAATGCCAATCGTGCTGTCTACCAATAATTGTGCTGAATCAGGCATAGTATCACCTCGTTATAAAAGCCCTATAGGTTATATCAACAATTATCGTATACCAGCCATCCTCGTTAAATCCGGCTTGGCGTTGTACCCGAGTGATTGTCGCAGATTGACCAGAATATGTCACGGTGCTACCGATAGGGTAGTAAGCCATGATTTCTTCTGCTTTCGTCTTTGCGGCAATCGCTCCAGTATCGGCGGCATATCTAAGCGTTATGCGAAATATACCATTTGTTTCGTTTGCGTCCTTCAGAGATAAAGGGCTTATCTCATTAGGCAAATTATTTAGTTCTGCAAAAGCAGTTTGCGCCGTAGGCGTATATGGCAAATTCTGGTAGTCAGTCTCAAGGCCAAAGCTACCATTGATAAACGAGTTAACAAACGCTTGATCTATCTTCAAGCTCATTTGTCATATTCCTCAGCTGCGCGCCTAGTGTTTCTTTCTAAATTAGCTATTGCGCCGCGCATCATGCCGTCTTTGCGCTCATATACTTCGCAATAAGGTACATTGTTAGTTAAATACATAACATTACCGGAAACTACTTTCGCCTCTACATCTTGCACCGCAGGCCGTCCATCCTCGTCTGCAACACGGTTTATTTCTGTAGTTATGGGCGATCCGACATTAGTTTGCCAATTACCCATCATGCGTCCTGTATCGCGCCTAGTTTTTAAGATGCATTGATTGAAGGTCGTGATCTGTATAGCCCGAGCCATTTCATCAAGTTGCTTTGCGGTCTTACCCGCCCATGCGCCTAGTTTTATCTTAGCCATTACCTGCGCGCCTGTATAAAGTAAACGACACCGACCGTTGAAGGCTTAGCCTGCTGAACACTAACAATCGTCCAATCTTGCGAGTCCAGAGTAACCTTATCGGTAGTAAGCGGCTCGACCGTGTTATCTACAATCACTAGCCGATCGCTTGCCAATATCCTCGTGCCGTCTATAAGCCCCTCAGCGTACCGCTGGACCAATCCTTTTGGGGTATAGGTGGTTGTAGTTCCTGCAACAGTTTCGCCCGTCACAGGGTTTACAGAGCCTCCTGCGGTACGTTTAATCGGCACATCCATACCAAACTTGGTCAGCAACTTTTTGGCAGTTGCCGCCATGCTGTTGTAAAACGCTACACTCATGCCATTACCAGTGGTATACCAAGCCCACTAAATTTGAGCAGACTTGCCAATAGTGCATTGCTGCGACTGCTGTAAGGTATGCGAGTTGAGTTAGATATCGCGTACTCAACCTCCACAGCACCTTCTACACGCTCACGCTTAATACCCTGCGCAGCAGACTGAGACTTGTTATACAAATCTTCTCCAGCCTCTATATCGAGCGCAAGACTCATTTGCGTTTCTTTTACGCGATATGGAATCTCATCGTTGTTATAAGACCAACCATCAATATCGGTTAAGTTATTTCTCGGAAACGCCAGCGGCTGCGCCTTTTCGACTGTGTCGCCCTTTAACTGGTTTTCTTTCGATCCGATATAATCAGTAGCCTTAATCAACTGAATCTTATAGGCGTCAGTATCAGTAACAGTCACGCCACGATTAGCAGCATAGGCAATATACTCAGCAATGGTCGCATAAGTATTTGCACCAGTTACGATCGAGCCATCTTCAACAACTAAATCGACCATTATTTTTTCCTGCCCTGCCTAGCTTTAATCGCTCTCAGTTTAGCCTCTGCCTCTTTTTTGGTTCGGCTATAACCCGCGGTGTTATCAATCTTCCAGCCCTTTGATGTCTTGCGTATCGGCATTACTTACCCTTTTTCTTTTTGCCCTTCTTGTACATTGGATCACCCCCTTACCATTTAACTTTATCAGCCCAATACGCAGCGGACATTTTACCTTTTGCGATATTTTTAGCATGACGTGCCTTAAAAGATGCGCGCCTTGCTTTAGCTGCATCGCTCTCGCCGGCTCGCCGTGGAGACCCGCTAACACCTTGCTGACCAAATCGTATCGTCTTAATTTTATCGCCCTCTTTAGCGACAACAACATGCGATTTAGTTGGGTGTTTTGGGGTGCGCTTAGGCTGATTATATTTATCTAAACCAAGCCTAGTTAATCGTGGGTCTTTCTTAGCCATAATGACCTCGAAAAAATAGGCGGGGTTTTACCCCCGCCCAAGTTAGGTAGCTTAACCTAAGAGTGTAGCAACAAACTCTGGCTTCCAGACCTTGTATCCGTACAGGCAAGACACATCGAACATTGCCTTGTTATAGCCCTTGTAGGCTGCAACTTCGAATACCATACCAGAAACAGGGTCCTGAACAGTCAGTCGATCAACTGCTGCGTCACCACCAGCAGGCTGTGCCAGAGGTCGCATACCGATCTCTACCGCAGCGCGATGGAAAGCAATGTTTGCAGTGTAATCAGACACTACGGTAATGGCTGTGTTATCAGCAACATCTGCTCGGAGTCCGGGCTCTTGCAATACAAGATCGTTACCAGCCAGTGCGGTCTTGACAACATACTTATTGGTGTCACCAGCAAAAGTAATAACGTCTCCGGCCAAGATTGTTCCAGTTCCAGTGTCGACTGTAACAGTTGTATCACCAGCAGAAAGAGCGCCGTTTACAAGATAGCTTGCGCCAGTGCCCGCAGTGTGAGACGCGATTTGCGCAGACTCTTTAATCATCAAGCCTTGCAGATCAAGCAAAGTACCCTGACGCAGAAGGTCAGCATTACCGGCTTGGTTTACGCTGCTCAGTGAAGCGAGTTGACGCAGGTTAGTACCAGCTGCGCTGTTCATAACGATAGTTGCGTTGCCATCGTTGCTAGGCATGCCGTTATCTACAAGGATTTGGCGAACTTCGGCAACTTCAGAGAAGTTAGAGCCAAACGGAGTAGTTCCAGCAGTACCAAAGGCACGAGAAGCGTTATCAGCAACATTAGCAGCAACTTGACTTTCAATTTGATTAGTAATTGCGCGCATCGCTTGACGAACTTGATCACCATAAATTGTTTCAAAGCCAGCTCCGTTATTAACGTGCTTGATATCTTCGCCTGTCCAAGGAATCTGAACGCTCGCTGTAGTAGACAGAGACATAGTCTTGTTATCTACAGTTTGGTCAGTACCCTCAGGAATAGTCATTGAAGGAGTAACAGTTGTTACTGTAGCAGCACGAGTTGCAAAAGAGCGAATGGTATCGCCTTGCGCTGCGCGCTCAGTAGCATCAGAGTTAATTGTGGCAGAAGGAATAACACCTACAAGTTCGCGGCCAACAATGTCGGCGGCCTTGTAAATGTCTGCCGCCAGATCGGTCAGGACATTAGCCATAACAGTTTTACCTCAGTTTAGTCATCGATAATTTTACCGCCCTTGCTGACAAAACTTGCGCGTTGGGCATGGTTCATAAGGTCAAAATCTGACCTCTTGATTACATTGGCAGAAGCCCCGCTTCCGTCATTACCACCAGTGCGCCCCGCGCCGTTGGCTTTTGTGCCTACAATCAGCGGAGCAAACGCTGCGCTGTTCTGGAATTCTGTTTTGAGTTCAGCAACAGTCATCGCTGATGGTGCGCCATTTTCATCTAGCACTACCGTTACAGGATTACCATCGCGAATCTCAGTCTTTAATCGTTTCTCAATGTGCGGCAATAAAACATTAGCCGACCCTTGAATCGCAATATCATGTGCGATCTGGTTGGCGGTTTGTCCGCTAGTTAATTTTACAATCGTATTACTTAAACTACTTAATTCGGTATTTAGCTCTTGCTCTCGCTGATTAAATTTCTCTTGCCAGCTTCGATCAAGTGCCTCTGTATCGTTGCCTTTCTTAGCAGCTTCCAATCGAGCCTTTTCCGCTTCCTCGGCGGCGAGTTTAGCCTTCTGTGCAGCTTGCTTTTTCTCCCGCAGTAATTCATCGACTTTATTTTTCAGTCCGGTTAGGTCTTCTTTTTCAGGTTCGGGTAACCCAGTTACCTTCAACTGATAACCATCATCAGTCTGCTCGTAAAGTCCTTGTACTGCTTCGTCTAAGTCCTCGATACTTTCAACTTTAAAATCAATCATAATCACCCCGTGATAAAATCAGCCCTGCTGATATTTGTGAATTGTAGCCCTTAATACATTCTTGTCAACTAATCAAGCCCCGCTAGCTCGAAAGCCACAGGCTCTAGTTCTTTCATTTCATCAAGCGTCATTGGCTCGAAATTTTTATTTAACTGCAACTCTGCAAAACGCTCTGCTGTTAAATTGCCATCGCGAAATAGCGCAGCCCTTGATTTGCCTAAAACACTAACTTGAAAATCTTCTGGTTGACGTTTTAACCAACTGTAATAGGTTTCTTCAGCGTCTACTTGTCTAACCTTGCCAGATGGGTCTCTCGATGACCTTGTTGCGCCATCCATTAAAAAACTAAACCTATCATCTAACACGCTAACTGTTTGGCTACGACAGCCAACGTGCGCAGGTGGCCTCGGGCCTTTGTCAGTAGGGAAAACACGACCATCTAATGATCTGCAAAGTGTTGACGTCCTGCTATCTAATGTAGATATCCAACGTACGCCTTTTATGATGTCTTTGTTGTTATTCCAGACCTCTTGCCTTGCTTGCTGTGCTGAGTGCTGTAACGCAGTGCGTACCATCATCCCAAGGCCTTTGCTGTTACGAGCTAATATACCGTCACGATACTTGTTAGCCCTAGTGCCTCTAATGTTTTGCAATATTTGATTAGTAGACGCGCCCTCGTAATACCCTGCGTTTATTGCGCCAGTAATCTCTTTAATTTGTCGATTAGTGACATCTTTGAGAAAAGGTTTTAACAAATCACCTTGATTAACACCGCCAATAGCTAAAGGCGTATTGAATACTGCTGCCCTTAGTTGAGCGACAGTTGGTATAGCCCACTCGTAATTAACAACCTTACCTAAACTCTTTAGCTCAAAGTCGCGCTCGTATTTAGCTAGGTTCAAAGCATCTGCAGCAATTGCGCTGTTTAACTCGCCGGTAATGACAGTCAAATCAGCGCGTATGCTTTTCAGTAATCGATTTAATCTATTTTGAGTAAAAGATGTTAAGTCTTTACCCGCAAGGCGCGCGCTAATATCCCGCTCAATTCGTTTTAGGAAATCAGCAGTTTTATTAACATCGCCGGTTTTAAGCCTCTCTAAATAGACTTGATGGCGCGTAGCAAACTCTATTAACTCAGGCGGCGTTGTCGGCATCTTCGTCAAAATCCGGCATGGCTTGGATACCTACTTCCTCTGAGTATTCGTCAAACGATTTATCGGGCGAGACAAAACCATGTTTTTTCTGCCAATCGAATAAATCGCTTATCGGCAAAACGCCTTGCAAGAAACTAGCCACGACTGCATTAAGCATCATGTGGTCAGTTTGTGGCTGCACGAATTGCTGATTCACCTCGAATTGCGCAACATCTGGATCGCCGCCCATAAAATCAGTAGCAATCTCTAATGCCTTTGTGTATGCGAGAGTCAGATTATAAGCGATCAATGATAAAACGCTGTGCTGCGTAGCCATTTCGTTGCCTACTTGCATCGCTGTTTTATTAGCAGTACCCATCTCCATTAGGTTTGCGCCCATAGCAATCATCATTGACACTTTATCTTTCATTGCCTCTTTGGCTAATTGATTAGGCTCTGCTTGCGCAAAATCAAAACGCTCACCGGACGGTACGCCTAACAGCCTGCCGCTGCCAATATACATGTGAGCAGCTTTCATAGCGTCTACGTTTTCTTGCGTTAAACCAGACATCCATGGCTGCACTTGACCAACAGTAAATACGCTGTCCTCGTAAATTGCAGAGTTGTTGTAATGTCCAACGTTTATTTTAGATAAGTCATATAACGGCGGGTGATCGATCTCGAATGTATTAGCCTCCGAGCCAACAAACACAAAAGGCAAATAATCTAAAGTGTTGCCAGTGCTGTCAGTTGGAATAGTCTCTTTGTGTATATACCACTCGTTACGCTGATTCTGGCGATAAACGCGCTGCACATAGACATTTTCTTCAAGGTCTAGGCAAATATACTCATCAATCTCATCAAATCCAAAGCCGTCCTCGTGCATTTCTGCAGCTTTGGTGGCTAACACAATTTTGACAGGTATGACTTTAGGACCGCGTTGCTCAACTTGCCAATTAATGATTTGCTGCGCTTTGTAGCGTGTAATTGTTGCAAAGACTTTGCCCGAGATTAAGTCAGCACGGCTGATCTCGCCATCTGTCTCTGGAAAGTCGATAAGTAAACCGGCGCGACCATTACGCAATACATCGCGAAACACTTCCTGCGCTTGCTGATAAATATTTTGACCTGCGCCATCAATGTTTTCTTTAACATAATCAAGCTCTGGTGGAACTTCGCATGTTGGCGTTTTTTGAAATGCTTTGCCGACAAGCCCACGCGATGTGTAGCCCGCGATCGCATAAAATACACTGCGTTTGAAGAACTGGTCCCTGCGTTGAACCATCTCCTCGCTTGTGTCCTCGGGATTCAATTTAAGTATGTAATCTTTTAAATTCTCAGCATCACAAATGTCATCGACCAGTTTCCACTTATCATGACACTTAACATATTGCGGGTGTTGGAAGTCAATACTCATCTTGCCATTCCTATATTCGTGACCACAACAGGTCTGCCCAGCGACCATTTGCGGTGTAAGAAATAACCTACGCTGTCGACCCAGTCATCTATTGCAGGATGTTCACTAAACTTTTCCGGTTGACCTGCTTTATCGTAGCCCTGCGACTCTAAAGCGTCAGTCAAGTTTTGGCATGTATCTGTGTTTATAAGCCATCGATCATGCGACAGCAGCCCATTTACAGCATTAATGCGATCTC